ATGACAGATAATGACTTACAAACGTTAGTAGAACAAATTTCAAGAAACGATTTTCATCGTGAATTTAAACACCGCGCTTTTTTTAACTCGCGGTTGCGAACTACTGGTGGTCGTTATCAATTACAAACGCATAATATTGATATTAATCCGCGAATGTTATCGGAACATGATTTACCAACTTTAATTGGCATTATTAAACATGAATTGTGCCACTATCATTTACATTTATTGCATCAAGGATATCAACACCGAGATTCAGATTTTAAAATTTTGTTAGCACGGGTACATGGATCGCGTTTTGCACCGGCAGGACCTGTAAGACAGCAAACCAAGCGACATTTAATGTATACGTGTCAGAAATGCGGGTTTAAATATTTACGCCAACGACATATTGATTTAAAAAAATATCGATGTGGCAAATGTGGCGGTAGATTGCAGCTTGTGCAAGCTAGTTAACATGAATTTTATTGAAAAAGGTTGTAACTATTGCCGATTTTTGCTAATATAGTTAGGTAATAGTTTTGCACCCATGGCGGAATTGGCAGACGCGCAAGATTAAGGATCTTGTCGGGAGTTTTCCCGGTGGAAGTTCGAATCTTCTTGGGTGCATTGATGGTATCAAGCTAGTGTTCATAGAGCTTCAAAAGCCTATGAATACTGGCTTTTTATTTTGCGTTCGTTTCATAAAACACCCCTATATTTAATCAAGGGATAGTCAAAGGATAGTCAAAAGTCAGTCAAATTAAAAATCTAAATAGCTGGCTAACTTGCTAACTGCCTCCACATTTTGATCTTTAGTTACATGTGCGTATACGTTCATTGTAGTTTGAATATCAGAATGGCCAAGTCTTACCTGTACTTCTTTTAGGGTGGCACCCGCAGAGAATAGGGCGGAACAATGTGTATGCCTAAAACCGTGAGTAGTGATAGGTTTCAAATTGTTAGCTTCAATAACTCTTACTAACCACATTCTAGGTGTGTTTTCAGATAAGAAAGTGTTTTTATTGGTAGCAAAAAGTAACTGTTTATCATGTAGGGTGTTAATACCGTGCATTAGATACAGCTCTCTTTGCTCCATACGCCACTTCTTTAGTGTGCTTAGAGTAATTGGGTCTAATTCAATTGTACGCCTGCTAGCGCGTGTTTTAGGCGCTTTGAGGTACAAGTGACCATGATAGCCCTTGCCTAAGTTCTTGTTAACCCGTAAAGTACTGTTGTTAAAATCAATATCTTCCCACGTTAAGGCAAGAGCTTCACCTTTTCGTAACCCAGTAAAAGCAAGTAATCTGAACCAAGTGAATTGTTCAGGTTGCTTTTTCTTATCTAGGCACTTAAAGAAAGCAGTTAATTCTTCTTTATCCCAGAAATTTTCGGGCTTGTCGCCTGTGTCAGCTCTTTTAAGTGGCATTGTAACCAAGCTCGCTGGGTTTTGTTGAATGTAGCCCTGTTTAACCGCAAAATTAAGCACCTTTTTGGTGTATGTGAACCACCGCTTATAGTTTAACGTAACCTCTTTAAACCACCTATTAAGGACGCGTTGACACTCGTGTGTAGTAATTGAACGTACTCGCTTGTTTCCAAACGCTGGTAAAACGTGATTCTTGAATAAACTCACAATTTTATCATCTGTACTTTCTTCAATTCGGTTAATATGTTGAGTGTGCCACTCTTCGTAAACGTCACTAAATAGAATATTGTTTTCTTTTGGTAAGCTACCTTTGTCATTTATCTCAAGTTCCAAACGAGATAAGGCGAGGGTAGCTTCTTTTTGCGTCTTGAAACCACGCCGAGTGGTATTTGATTTTTTGCCAGTCGCTGGATTGATACCCGTGTAGAGTTTGAACATGTAACGTGTGTCGCCGTTTTTTAATTGATACTTATTAATTTGTGCCATTATTTAATTCCTCCATAGCAACCGACCGAGGCAAGCTATGTATGAGGAGATTAATTATCTAAGCCACGTTCTTCAATGGTAGAAAGAATGTTTTGTAATTCTTCTTTCAATTTATCTTTATTCATTTCTTTTGAAGTATCTAAGTTATCAATAATCTGTTTAAGTTGTTTTTGAACAGGGTCAAGAAAATACATATGATAATGTTTAGCCTTTATTTCTTCCATTTCTTTATCGTATTTTTCAAATGGATCAAATTTTAAATTTTCTTCTAGTCTTTCAGGGGAGTATTTAATATTAGACAAACGTTGTTCATTTGTTATGCTCTTTTTTTGCCATTTAACAAATTCAGCAAGATCATTTTGAGCATTATACTCATTCATTCCATAGATAGATTTTAAGTAATGCTTCAAATAATCGTATTGTTTTTCTTGCTCTTCATATAATTCTTCATTTTCTACTTCATTTAACTCTGCATAATATTTTTGTAATTCATCACTATCAGCATTAGCAAAAAAATTGTATGAGTAGCTGTCTTTCATTTTGTCAGGAATACCCTTTATTAAAATATCAGTAGGTACTGAAAGAGATTTTGAAATTTTAGAAATGGTTTCAGCAGGTATTACTCTGTCACCCCGTTCATAGTTTCCAATAGCACTTCCAGTAGTGCCAAGCATTTTAGCCAGATCAGATTGTTTAAGCTTTTTGGCTTTTCTGATTTTTGCAATTCTTCCACCAATTTCTTCATTGGTATCAGCCATTTAAAAACACCTCCATATTAATTTAATGAACAATTTAAATATAACACAATTTATAATATTTAAAAGTTTTTTTGTTGGATTTTGTTGCATTACAACGATTTTAGTATTATTATAATAGTTGTACAACAAATTGAAACATATGGAGGCGAGAAAATTATGAATACGAATTTAGAAAGATATATGAAGTTTTCCGAGGCTATGAAGTATCTCAATCTTAAAAGCTATCAATCACTTCATAAGTTTATAGATGACGGATTACGTGTTGTTAGTGTGGGGGACACAAAACGGATTGACCAGCGAGACGCAGACAAGTTTATGGAAGATCACAAAAGTAAGGAGGAAACAAAATAATGGAAGTAAAAATGCAAGTACCACCAGAATTTGAAGAACACATTAAGGAAGAAATGTTAAAAACAGCAGTTGAGGCCTATAAATTAGCCGGCAAGCGTGAGGCCTTACCAGAGTATATGAACATGAAACAGACGGCCGAGTACGCAGGAATATCTTTTAACACTCTTAAAAAATGGATTGCAATGGGTTTACGTGTTTCTAACATTGCAGGCATGCAAAGAATCTCTAAAAAGGCTATTGATGATTTTTATTTAGAACACGAAATTTAATAAAAAAATACCGACCGAGGCAAGCAAAGTTTTAAAATGTGCTAACTATGAAAACTCTTTGAAATTTAAGCAAAGGAAGTAAATTAAGATGGATTATTTTATATTTTTGATTTTAGTAATGATATTGGCTTTAACTGTTGGTGTTCAAGTGGGTATTCAGATAGGTAAAGTTCAACAGGCAAGAGATCACCAAAATTATTTATTGAAAGGAGTTCGAAAATGATGAAAAAAGTGTACAAAAAAAGCTCTGATACCAACCAAAGCAATCAGAGCAACATAGATAAACAAATTTCTAACTTAATTGTAACGCCTAAGAATACTACTGTAAAGGCAATTAACTACACTGTGGATATCAATTTAGATCAATTTGAAAAGCATATCGCGGAACTCACAACTACAAAAATTGATTATATTAAACTTTTTGCAAATGGTGGCACAGTTAATATTTTAACGTCTGATCCTGCACAAAAAATAATTGACCATTTAACTAATTTAGGAATTGTCACACTAAACTCACACGCGGTGAGCGCTAATGTTACCGAGAGAGGTGAAAACCATGCGGACTAATAAAAATGATGTTGAAGATTTAAGTATTGAGTTAGAAAAAGCCTATCAATTAAATTTAGTTCTAGCTGATTATTTACAGGATATTAGTGACTGTAAAGCAACGGGGGACGATCAAGGCGTTTTCTACCTATCACTCCAGAATATCGAACGCATGGTAACTGTTCAAGATTTAATTCAAGACAGCTTACAGGCTATGCAAGAGCAGTGCAACGATAGCTTGGAGGTTGACCAACAATGAAAAAGTTCAGTTCTTTAAAACAAGCTCTTAAATTAGCTGATATCGGACTTGAAACCAGCCCGCTAGCACCAAACTCAAAAATACCTTTAATACCACTTTCACAGGGTGGCCATGGTTATAAAAATTCTACCAGTGATAAGGCTATTCTTAGTAAAATTTTTTCTAATTGTCCACAAGCTAATTTGTGTTTAAGGCTTGATACCAGCCACCTAATTATGGTTGACGTTGATTTACACACAGAGCAAGCAAACGGGTTTAAAACACTCACTGAATTGAATAAGAAAGGCATGAAGCTACCAGATGATACTTATATTGAAAGTACACCACACAATGGCTTGCATTATTACTTCAAAGCAGAGGTACCTATACACGATATTTCAAAGGCATTTAGTGAAAATTCAGGTGTTGAGATTCATACCCGTTTTTCTTCTGTTTATCCAAGCGAGATTGACGGTAAGCAATACGAGCCATTAGACGGACGTACCTTTGCTGATATTAAGCCAGCACCACAGTGGTTGGTCAATTATATTGTTAATTATGATGACAATACTAAAAAACCTAATTTGGCAAGCGTTCCGACTGGCAAGAAATGGACTGGCAAACTACTAGATTCAATGATTGAAACAACACCAAAAAGCTTTAGAAATGAGCATCTTCTTAGATTAGGCGGGTCAATGGTTCACGTTGGTGCTAATTCAGACACAGTTTTTACTTTAATCAGTTTTATAAACAAGAACTTTTGTGAACCGCCTTTAAGTCAAAAAGAAGTAAATACTATTTTAATTTCAATTCTGCAAAGGGAGCTTAGAAAGCAGGGGGTATTAAATGGCAAGCAATCTTAATAAAATGCCCGCTGAAATGCAAGAACTAACTAGTGAATATGATAGTAACGTTACTGAATTGACCAATAAAGACAACTGGAAAGATAAAATGTTGGTTGGAAAGGATTCAGCAACACCAAAATCTTCTTCGAGTGAGAATGTGAAACTGATTTTAGAAAATGATTCATTATTAAAAAATGTAGTTAAATATAATGAGTTTTCTGAAATGTTAGAAAAATCGAAATCAGTTAAAAATATAAATTTAACTCTTAAGGTTGATAATATTTCAGGTGAAAATCAATGGACAGACAACGACACAGCTAAACTAAGAACTTATATCGAGGTTGTTTACAATTATGTGCCAACACCAGACGCAGTATATACGGGGTTAATTTCATATGCTACTAATCATAGCTACAACCCTGTTAAAAAATATATTGAAAGTGAAAAATGGGACGGTACGTCACGTGTGGAAAATTACTTTGTTGATTATCTAGGCGCAGAAAATTCTGATTATACCAAAGAGGTTACTAAAAAGTGGTTTGAGGGTGCAATTGCAAGAGTATATAAACCAGGAATTAAGTTTGATATGGTGCCAGTTATATCAGGTAAACAAGGTCTTGGAAAGTCAACTTTGATAGCAAAAATATTTCCAACTTATGTAGATGACAGTTTAAAAAAACTAGGTAAGACTAAAGATGATTACCAAAAGCTAACAGGTGCATGGATCTTTGAATTAGGTGAATTGTCTGCAATGAGTAAAACGGATATTGAACTAACTAAGGGCTTTATCAGTGCCACTAAAGACCGTTACCGCAGTTCATACGGACGCATTACAGAAGTCCACCAACGCAAGTGTGTATTTATTGGTACCTCTAACGATCTGCAATATTTAAAAGATGAAACTGGTAACAGGCGATTCTATCCAATTGAATGCAAAAAAGATAATCAAACAAAGTCACCATTTAATATTGGTTCACATTTAATTCATCAAATCTTAGCAGAAGCTAAAGCCAAGTTTGAAAAAGGTGGCGCTAATAGTAATGAACTTCTTGTATCGCCAGAAATTGAAAAGACCGCTAATTTAAAACGAGGTAATGCAATGCAGGAAGATCCTGTTAAAGAACAAGTTTTACGTTATCTAGATATGAATGTACCAGTTGAATGGAAAGGATATAGCCAGTTAGATAAACGCCACACTTTTGAGAACTATTGTAGAGCATTAGATCAGCATATTGATCCAGCATTAATTTTGCCTAACAAAGATAATTCTAACAGTGTTGATAATTTTAAGGTAGTTCACGAGCCATTCGAGAAACTTAGTGTTACAACAACCAAAGAAATTTTATACGTGGTCTTAGATATTTCTGATCATGATTTAGTCCGTGTTGCAAAAGGTAACGTAGCTAAAAAAATTGGTTTATATATTCGGGGTACTGATGAATGGGAATTTAAACATTCAAGAGCAGGCAATATATGGCAAAGAATGATTTTGTGAACTGTTGTGAAGTGTATGTGAAGTGTGTGACTTCACCTTGTATCACAATGGTAGCAAGGCTTTGAGACTTTTGTGAAGTGTGTGAAGTGTTATTTCATAAAAGTTAAGATAAATAATAAATAACCCTGTATGTACTTTAGAGGAAAAATACAGTTCACACTTCACAAATGGTGAAAGTCCTTGGCACACAAGGGATAGCAAGTGAAGTGTGTGACTTCACAACACTTCACCTCACTTCACATGTCAATAAAAAGGAGAAATAAATATTATGACAAGATATAAATTTTTAAAGTATTTCAATGGTGTGAAGATTAAAACTATTGGAGTAGATGAAGTTAACCAAGAAATTCGATTAGATCCTAATGATGATCACAAGGCGTACATTACTGGAGTATATCCGCCTGATATTAATTTTAAACAAACCATTGTAGCGCCTTATTTAGAGATAGTAGAGATGGCTAAAGATGAATGATAATAAAGTTGTGTGGGAAATTTTACATGGCACAGACTTAGACAAGATTGTTAGCAAAGCACACAGCATTCCTAGTGGCTATGAGATTGCACATATCAAAGTTCAATATATTAATCATGAATATGTACTAACTACAATTGCCGTTGCTAATGATGATAGTTTAATAGATATGTTGAAGTCGCTTGGCGATTAAGTAAGGAGGTATGCAATGAAAAATTATAAACTATCAAGATTAAACCAGCGTTGTGAGTTTGGAACATATGTGGCTGGCAAAGAGAACTCGTTTGGCCAAACAGTAGATGTGTATCAACCAGACTTCACAGTCTATTGTGGTGACTACTCAATAAGCATGGCGCAGGCAGTAACATTGTTAGGGTTAAATATTGAGAACACTCGTGAGATAGTCATAAGACATAACGACAAGGTAATGATTGAACAGTTAGTACATCTTGATGATACTGAATACAAGATCATAAATATTGATTCAGATAAAGGTGTCAATACATTTGATGTGATCACGTTGCAAGAGAGCAAAGGACTATGACACAGGCCATGAAGTTCTGCTCTCATGCTGGTTGTAGGAATCTCATACCATTAACTGAACGCTATTGCAGTAAGCACAAGCATGAAGAAGGTTCACGTGTATACTTCCATAGGAAACATTCAGGTGGTAAATATGAAGCATTTTATCATTCCACAGCATGGAAGAAGTTAAGTTATCAATATAAGTTAGCAAACCCCATGTGTGAAGCATGTTTAAAACGTGGTGTTATACGAAAAGTTGATATATGTGATCATATTGTACCGATCAAACAAGACTGGACTAAACGCCTAGATTACAGCAATTTAGAAAGTCTTTGCCAATATTGCCACAACGATAAGACAGAATCCGAACAATTAAGCAAAAAGTCAAATTAATGTTCGTGTTCTATTTGGGGAATTGTATAAACAAAAAGTGATAGTTGAAATTTAAAATTGAATAAATTATTTTTATATAGCTCTCAAAAATATGGGGGCTATGTTTTTGATTAAGTGAAGCGACACACAACTTTTCATTTTATAAAAATCCAATGAAATACGAACTATAAAGATGAAATTTCGTGTAATCGTTCGTGTAATGGTGTATAATTAGTTTAAATAAGAAAAAGGAAATGAACAATTTTGGGAAAGATAAAAAAGGTTGAAAACATCAAGGGGCACATGACAAAAGAGCAACTTTCTCAACACAAAGACGCTGAAAAGGCCTTAAAAAAATATCCGAAGCTAAATTTTGAACCACCTCAAGGAATGAAGAGGGAAGCTATGGAGGAATGGAATAGAATTGTTCCTTTATTGGCTGAAAATACTCCAGTCAGTGAACTAGATCGAGCCTTGGTTGAAGTTTACTGTAATGCTTTTGCACAGTACAAGCTTTGTGAACGAGAAGTAAACCATGACGGTGTTGTAGTTACCTCTGCTACTGGTACTAAGGTACGCAATCCATACATTATGGAAGAGCATGAGGCTATTAAGACAATTAAGGTAACGGCTACTGAATTAGGTTTGTCAGTAAATGCGAGAGCCAAGCTTGAATTGAATAATGCCAAAGCAGATAAGCCTAGCGACCCGTTCGAGAAGGTGTTAAGCGGTGGATAGAACTAAAGAGTATTGCAACAAGATTCTATCAGGCGATATCTTAGCAGGCAACAAGGTTAAACAGGCGTGTAGACGTCACTTAAACGATCTGAAACGACAACGTACAAAAGATTTTCCATATTACTTTGATAATGATATAGCTGAAAAAGCTATTAACTTTGTGGGTATGCTGCCAACTACAGACGGTAAAAAATTACATCTAGAGTTATTTCAACGTTTTGTAATTGGTTCATTGTATGGCTGGCGTGAGATTGAAACAGGCTATAGGCGCTTCAATCGGGCGTTTATCTCAATTGCTAAAAAGAATGGCAAGAGTTTTCTAATTTCTGCTATTGGTGCAGTTGCTTTATTAATGGAAAGCGTACCAGCCCGTGGAAGACAAATTCTCTTTACTGCCAACTCTTCAAAACAAAGTCATCTAGCTTTTGACCAATTGCAAAACGGACTAAAGCAGGTGGCAAGTAAGTCACCTTATATGCGTAGACGTTTAAAGATTCTCAATAGTGAAATTGATGATCTAGATTCAGATAGTAAAGCTATTCCATTGGCAACAGATACTTCCAGTTTAGACGGTTACAATCCAACTCTAGGAATAATTGATGAGTATCACAAAGCTAAGACACGCGCTGTATATGATGTTTTAAAGAGTGGTACTATTCAACAACCTAATTCACTGATTGCAGTTATTTCTACCAGCGGTTTGGAGCTTAACAGTCCAATGCATGAAGATTATGAGTACTTAAGTAAAGTACTCGCTGGCAAAGAAAAGTCTGAACGCTATTTTGCTTTAATTTATGAGCTTGATGAGGACAAAGAAGTATTTGACCAAGCCAATTGGATCAAGGCTAATCCGTTAATGAGTAACAAAGTGATTGCTAAGACAATGACTGAACAAATTCAATCGGATCTTGATATAGCAATTAAACAAAACTCTTTAAATTCATTGCTGACTAAAAATTTCAACGTTTGGAAACAGGCAAGTGAAAATTCTTACATTGCTAGTGATGACTGGCAAGCTGGCGAGATTGAGAACAAACCAGATTTAAATAATCGTGATGTGTATATCGGTGTGGATCTATCAAAGTCTAGTGATCTAACGGCGGTTAGTTGGTTAGTTCCAATTGGTAACAGTAAATTCTATGTTGATTCACATGCGTTTGTTGCTACTAAATATGGACTAGACCAAAAGATTAAAACTGATGGTATTGATTATCGTTCTTTAGAGGGATTAGGTGAGTGCGATATAACCAAGCTTGATAGTGGTGTGATTGATTATGATCAGGTGTTTAACTATATTCGTGAGCTAGTTGGTAGATATAACTGGACAGTTAAGGGTATTTGCTTCGATCCATGGTCGTTTGATTATTTGCTGGCTAAATTTGAAAATGTTGGTTATCCATTGGTAGAGGTACGCCAATACCAAAAATTGCTGGGAATTCCTACCAAACGTTTTAAAGAAGAATTGTTTAAAGGCAATATTGTTCATACGGAAAATAAGTTACTAGCTTACAACGTGAATAATGCCATTTTAAAATATGATTCAAATAATAACCCCATGATTGATAAAGCAAGGCATGCCAATCGAATTGATGAGATTGCTTCATTAATAAATGCTTATGTTGTGGGATATGAATACTACGATAAACAGGAAGGAGAGAAAGCAGACAATGAATATTATGAAAATTATTCATTCAATCTTTAATCTTCAAACTGTTCTGTTGGTTGTTGGTTTGTTATTAATTGTGGTTGGTTTATGGCTATGGCTAGGTTATCAGATTGGTTTGATTGTTTTAGGCGTTGCCATGATAGTAATTGCATTATTGATTAACTACGAGAAAGGAGGTTAGACATGAGTTTTTTTACTGGAAATAGTAAGAGCGATATTGAGCCAGATAAAGATACCGCATTTCTTGACGCACTGGTAAGCATGAGTAGTGATGATAGTTCTGTGTATGTGGGTGCGGGAGCTTTACGAAACGCAGATGTATTTACAGCGATTCGAGTAATTGCGTCAGATATCGCCAGCAATCCAATTCAGGGTACTAACGATAAAACAACCAAGCTATTAAATGAAAATCCTAATTCATTAATGAATGGTTTTAATTTTAAGTTTGCACTAGCTGTAAATTTATTATTGAATGGCAATTCATTCGCTGAAATTATTAGGGATAGTAATGGACGGCCTACACAACTTAATTTTATTAAGAACAGTGAAATGACTGTAAAGCAGGACGACCAGAGCGGAATAGTTACGTATAACTAGAAGCAAAACAACTTGAACTCGCGTCAGATTGCGCCTGTCAACATACTACATTTTAAGTATTTTACTCAAGACGGCATTGTGGGAGTTAGTCCGCTGTATGCGTTGAAAGATCAGATCCAAGTACAAAGATCTGGCAATAGTTTACTGAACAATTTCTTCAAGAACGGAATTAATGGAACAAGTATTTTAAAGCTTCACAAAACAGATTTAAGTGAAAACGCGAAAACAAATCTTCGTGATCAGTTTGAAAAAGCTAACAACGGGAACAATTCATTAAAAACGGTTGTACTTGATGATTCAATGGACTTGAGCAATTTAGAAGTTAATACAGATGTTCTCAAATTTATTAATTCCAATGATTGGAGTAGTAGACAAATTGCGGAGGCGTTTGGTATTCCTATCGAAAGATTAGGCGTAGAGAACTCTCATTCAAGCAATGAACAAAGCAATGTACTTTATTTACAAAATTCATTATCAAATTATTTTGCGGTTTTCACTAGTGAGATTAATAGTAAGCTGGCTGGTACGTACACATTTAATACTGATAAATTATTTAGTGCCGATCCTGAAACCAATCAAGATTTAGCTATTAAAGGTTATCAAGCTGGTTTACTCACTGTAAATGAAGCACGTGACAAGATTGGACTTGCTCCAATTGAAAACGGCGATCAGTTGTTAATTAATACTGATTACATACCGCTTAATGATATGGCAAAAAATAAGAATTTAGTGGATCAAACACCCACAGAGGAGGTCACAAATTGATTAAAGATAAACGTATCACAATTAATGCGGAATTACGTGCTGGCACACCAACCAATGCAGAAACGGCTGATAGCACTGATCCAACACAAAACACAGCACCAGATACAACGGATACCACTGATCCCGATAAGGACACACAACCAGAAGATAGTAAGGGTAAAACACTATCAGGTTATGCCGTGGTATTTAACAGCCCTAGCAAAGATTTAGGCGGGTTTGTTGAAGTCGTTTCTCCTAAAGCATTTGACGGCGTGGACTTGAGTAACGTTTTAATGTTATCCAACCATGATTACAGCCAAGTGTTGGCAAGTGTTAAGGCTGGTACTTTAAAGTTAGCTACAGATGATAAAGGACTACATTTTGACGCTACTCTACCAAATACAAGTTTTGCTAATGATGTTTACGAAGAGGTTTCAAGTGGCAATGTTGATAGTGCTAGTTTCAGTTTTGCAGTAGCAGATGACGGAGACACGTTCACAAAGGACGATTCAGGCAACGTTACACGCACAATTAATAGTGTTAAGTCCCTGTTTGATGTGAGTGTGGTAGCTGTACCCGCTTATGATGATACAAATGTGTCTGTGGACAGTCGCAGTTATGAAGAATTTATTGGTAAAAATACTAAGACACCCGAAAAGGAGAACAAAAAAATGACAGAAAAAACAATTATTGATAATACACCAGAGAAGACAGAAACTAGAAGCTTTGAAGATTACATTCGAAGTGAGGGAGAACAACGTGACGGCTTAACTACTGACGGTAATCAACCAATTATTCCCAGCGAAGTTGTTACACCAATCTTTGAATACAAACAAAATCAGGCCAACCTTGGGCAATTCGCAACAGTTAAAACTGTTTCAACTGGTTCAGGTACTTACCCTATTTCAACTAACTCTAATGCAGTTTTAGCAACTAAAGAAGAACTTGCAACCATTGCAGACGTTGACGCTGGTATGACTGGTGTTGATTACAAAGTAGCTACACGAGCGGGTAAGATATTTCTTAGCCAAGAAATTGTCGATGATTCAGAAGTACCAATTGTTTCAGAAGTACAGGGACAACTTCAAAAATTAGTTAACAATACCGACAATACTAATATTGTGGCATTACTTAAGAAAATTACTAAGACACCTATTACAAGTGTTGATGATATCAAGAAAGCCTTTAATGTTGATTTAGACCCCGCCTTAAATAAGATGATCATCACTAATCAAGGCGGTTACAACTATCTTGATACCTTAAAAGATAGTGAGGGTCGTTACATGCTACAAACTGACCCCACAGCTCCTACAGGTTCTGCATTGTTAGGTGCTCCAATCGTGGTAGTACCAAGTACCTTATTACCAGATGAGACAGACGGCAGTTTTCCATTATTTGTGGGTGACTTGTCACAATACCTTGCAATCTTCAAACGTAACCAAGTAACTACTAACTGGCAACAATTTGACAGCTATTCACAAGGCTTGGCTGTAGTAGTCCGCAACGATTATGAAGTGATTGATGATAAAGCAATGGTTTATCTTACGTTAGCACCAGCAACTACACCAGCAAAATAATTTAATCAGGCGGGTAACCGCCTATACATATAATATAAATTTCATAATAATAGGAAGTGATTTAAATGGCAGTGACCGTAGATGATATTAAAAACAGCTTACGCATTGATCTAACAGATGATGATACGTTAATTCAGAATTACATTGATGTGGCGCAGTCGTATGTTGTGGACGCTGTGGATAGCACACAGAACCATACACTGTTGGAGACCTACCCACAATTTGACTTTGCAGTAAGCTTACTAACACAATTTTGGTATAGCAATCGTGACACAGATATGAAAGAAACACCTTATCAAGTTATTTCAATGATTCAGCAATTAAGAGGAAAGATAAATGACAATTAA